TCACCAGCAAGTTCAAATTCTTTGTATCAATCCTTTGTAAATTTAATTACGCCGGGAGACGATAAAGAATACAAAGGTGGAAGAATTGTAAATACGGGTTCTAAAAAAACTACTGTAAAAAAGAAAAGTAATAGTGCCAAAAATGCTATAGCAGGTTTAAAAAATAGCAAGGGTGGCATTAATGCTAACACTACCGATACACCTATTTTGGGCAAAGTCAGCGATAATGGAAACTGGCAAGAAGTAGTACAACCCGGTACAAATGCAATTACTCGCAAGTGGGTTGGAAGTGATAATGATAACAACAATAGCAATGATAACTCAAACGAAGGATCGTTGTTTAGTGGCGGTGGCGCAGATAATGTTGGAAACTTTGGAGCGATAGGTGATGCTTTTGGTGCAATTGGTGACGCACTAGGTATTACTAACTATTCAGATGACGCAGATACTAATGCCTATCAAGGCGGTTTGTTAACAAAACCTAAAAGTAAAAAGAAAACAAAAGTAACAACCAAGAAGCGTGGCTTAGCGGCACGTAAGTAATCCGCTATATTTGACTGGCTACTCATCCCCCTGACAGCACACTAGGCTACGGTGGCCCCAGTAAGAGAGAACTAAAATGAACGATACTATTATGGCAGAAGAAATGCAAGCTCCAACTAAGGTAGCATTTGCTAATCGTAAATATTCTAACGAAGACAAACGTAAGATTGAAGAAGAAGAACTAGAACAACTTATTGCAGAACAAGGTACTGAAGCTCCTGAAAAAGAAGATGAACCAGTAAATGCAGAAGATAAAAGTTTTAAGAAACGTTACGGTGATCTTCGCCGCCACATGCAAGATAAAGAAAAAGATTGGGATGACAAGTTTAAAAAACTTCAAACTCAACTAGAGCAATCTACTAAACAAGAAATTAAATTACCTAAGTCCGATGAAGACATAGATGCATGGGCAAAGCAGTATCCTGATGTAGCCGCTATTGTAGAAACTATTGCAATTAAAAAGGCACGTGAGCAATCCGCAGGTCTTGAGGATCGTGTAAAAGAGATTGACGAAATGAGAGCTAATGCATCTCGTGAAAAAGCTGAATCTGAATTGATGAAAGCTCACCCAGACTTTGGTGAAATTCGTGACAGTGATCAGTTCCATGAGTGGGCAGACGAACAGCCTAAGTGGATACAAGACGCACTGTATGAAAATGATAATGATTCCCGTTCTGCCTCCCGTGCAATTGATTTGTACAAAGCAGATATGGGTATTAAAACAAAAAACAGTGCAAGTCCTAAAGACGCTGCACGTTCTGTGAATAGTCGTAATAATCGTAGTGCACCTGACACCAATGATACCTCTGGTACTTTTAAAGAATCTCAGGTAAACAAGATGTCACCGCAGCAGTATGAGAAAGCTTCCGATGCAATTATGGAATCAATCCGTACTGGTAAATTTATTTACGATATGTCTGGTAATGCTAGATAAACCTATTGACATATAAAAATATCTATGATATAACTGTATGTACAATGTAGTAGTGCAGCCCCTATATAGGACTACCTGCACTACCACTAATTAAACTTCCCGCAAACAACAATAACGCTTTCGGACAACCTAATGTCTCATGGCCCGTTATACTAGAAGGTAGGCCAACTTTCTTGTAAACGCACCCTAGTAGTAATTAGCCTCTGTATAAGTCATTAGTCGTTTGCATCTGTATCTAATGCTAGGAGAATTAATATGGCATTCGGAACCGCTACTGGCTATGGCAACTTACCAAACGGTAATTTCTCACCAGTTATTTATAGCAAACAGGTGCAACTTGCATTCCGCAAAGCATCTATCTGTGAAGCTATTACGAACTCAGATTATTTTGGCGAAATTGCCAATATGGGTGACTCAGTAAAAATTATTAAAGAACCTGAGATCACTGTACAACCTTACTTACGTGGTACAACTATTACGCCACAAGACCTTGACGATGAAGACTTCTCGTTAACCATTGATAAAGCTAACTATTTTGCTTTTAAAGTCGATGATATCGAAGAGGCCCACAGCCACGTCAATTTCCAAAGCCTTGCTTCGGATCGTGCTGCTTATCGTTTGTCTGACCAGTTTGACCAAGATGTTCTTGGTTATCTTACAGGCTTTAAACAGTCTGCAATTCACGGATCACCTGACACCGTTAACGCAACTGTTAATGGTACAGTTGCTGTAGCTAGTGCAGGTACTGATGAACTATTGGCATCTATGAAAATTACTGCTGGTAGCTTTGGTGGTACTGATGGTGAAGCTCTTGCTCTTGCTGCACGTACTGGTGGAGCAACAGATGCTACACCTGCCGCTGGTGATACTTTCCCATTAACAGTCATTGCACGTATGTCACGTTTGTTGGATCAACAAAATGTGGATACACAAGGCCGTTGGTTGGTAGTCGATCCAGTATTCATGGAACTTTTGAAAGACGAAGATTCTCGTCTGTTTAACGCTGACTTCGGTGGTTCTGGTCTTCAGAACGGTCAAGTTGGAACTAACATTCATGGCTTCCGTGTATATCAATCTAACAACCTGCCAACTGTTGGTACGGGTCCGTCCTTTACAGGTACGAACTCTACTGCTAACTTTGGTATGATTGTTGCGGGACACGATTCAGCTGTTGCAACTGCCGAGCAGATCAACAAGACTGAAACATATCGTGATCCAGATTCATTCTCCGACATCGTTCGTGGTATGCATCTATACGGTCGCAAGATTCTTCGTCCAGAAGCTCTTGTGAACGCTAAGTACCACTTGGCATAAGGGAGAATAGAAAATGGCTACATACTCAAGTTCACTTCAACCTGTGCGCCGCCCTACGGCTCCTGCACCATACCTAATTAGTAACACTATTGACATTGCGGTAGAAAATACAAGTAACGCAGCGGCACTTGCTGCTAACGATATTTTAAAAGTTTTTACGCTGCCAACAGATACTATGATTATGGCTGCTGGTTTCGAGGTCGAAGCACTTCTTACTGGCGAATCTAACGATACAACATTCAACCTTGGTATTACTACTGCCTCTACTGGTGGTATTGCTGCTGATGTTGATGAGTTCGTTGCAGCTATGGATACAGACGCTATGGCGGTTGGTTCCTATGCTACTATGATTCCCGGCGTTTATCCAGCTGTTGTAGGTTCAACTGCAACTACGTTGGATTTAGAGCTTCAAGCAGCAGGTACTGCACCTACAGGCGGAAAACTCCGTGTGTGGGCAGTGTTGATGAATATTGACAATCCCGGTAATTTAGTTGCCGAAACTGTTGATCGTGACACACTGGCTTAATTGCTAAACTTAGGGGGCTGGTATATTTACTGGCCCTCTTATTATATTAAAAGGATTAGGATATGACTGCGTACATTACGTTAGTAAATCAGTTACTTCGTAGAATTAACGAAACCGAATTAGCCGTATCAGGTGAAGGTTTTGGTGATGTCCGTAACTTACAAGCTTTATCTAAAGATGCTATTAACTCTAGCATTAGAGAAATCTTACAAGTATCTCAGGAGTGGCCTTTTACTCTTGTTACAAATACGCAAACACTAACGGCAGGTACAGGCGTGTATTCTTTTCCTGCAGATTTTTCTAAAGTTGATTGGGACACATTTTACCTTAAAAGAAATGAAACATTAAATAATGAATCTATGCGTTTTCCTGTAATCCCGTATACTGAGTATCTTAAAATATATCGCCCTGCAGAAGATTTAGGTGGGGGTAACGCTAGAACAGTACCACAAACTATTTATCAAACACAAGATACAAAGTTTGGAGTTACACCTATACCAGACGCAGCATACGAAGTTGAGTATCGTTACTGGTCTTTTCCACAAGACCTAACGGCACACACTGATGTTTCTGTTATACCTAACAGATTTAGTACCGTAGTTATTGACGGTGCTATGATGTATATTATGCGATTCCGTTCTAATGAACAAAGCGCACAGATACACGAAAGAAAATTAAATGATGGCATAGATAATATGCGGCGTTTATTACTTGACTCGCCTTTACGTGTAACATCTACCGTTATAGGCCATAGTTTCAACGCAAATTCTGGGACTCGTTAATGGCAGACCAGTTAGCCACATTTGCTACACCTTGCAGTGGGGGGTTGTTTAACAACCTAGACCCTCTTACGCATGGGAGTCAGTTTGCTGGATCAGCATATAGTTTAATTAACTATGAACCTGCCCTTTTGGGTGGGTATCGGCGTATTAGCGGATACGCAAGATCTTATGGTGAACTTACAGGTGACTCAACTAATAGTGTCCCTGTTTTGGGAGTGCATGTTTCTGCAGATGTACAACAAGGTATATTCGGAACAAGAAAACCTGCTAGTGGAAATAACTACTTGCATTGGTATAACCACTACTACACGGTTGTTGTAACCAGTGGTGAGGGTACGGACCTTACAGTTGGTGAAACAGTTACGGGTGTTGTAAGCGCAGCTGATGACTCAGGTGTAGCAGCTACAGGTACAGTAATATCTACTTCATCTAACAGCGTTGTTATTAACTTTGGAAAACTACCTACTGCGATATTTGCTACAGGTAATGTTATTACAGGTGGTACATCTGAAGAGTCAACTGCAGTTACCGCAACCCCTACAGTTATAGGTTGGACTGCTGTAGACTCTAGCCTTGTAGCTAATGACAGGAATGGCGTATGTGCTGCACAGACTACTAGTGGCGCAGCTAACCTAGTTATTAATGGCGCTCTGCACTCAAGCAACACAATTAATTTTACTACTGCTGCATCTTTACAACCTAGAAAGGTTACTATCTTTTCTGCTGGCGGTGATGTATCAGGTATAACTCTTACTGTTACAGGAACTGATTATCTAGGTGCGGCACTAGTTGAAATAATAACAGGCCCAGCAGCAGATGCTACAGTAACAAGTACAAACTTTTTTAATACAATTACTCAGATAGCAGCCAGCGGTGCCGTTACAGGTAACATTGAGGTAGGCTCTGGGGCTGGTCAGTACAGACCTGTTGCTCCTACTATGACGGGTGTTACACAAGTACGTTTTGAAAACTTTAACTGGGGCGCTCCTAAGTTTGCATTGGTTGATGGTATTAATCCAGCGGCTACTTATGATGGTAGTAACTATATACAGGTCACAGATAGTAATGCTCCTACTGACCCTACCCTAGTTGCAGTTTTTAATAACCATTTATTTTTAGCTGGAGATGCTGCAGAACCTTACCACCTACACTTTAGTTCACCTGTAGCTGAAACAGACTTTAACCCTGCTAACGGAGCGGGAGTAGTCAATGTAGGTTTTAAGATAACGCAGATCAAATCCTTTCGTGATCAACTATACATTTTTGGTGCAACTAATATTAAAAGACTATTAGGAAATAACCAAGCTAACTTTGTATTACAAAATGTAACAAGTAACTTAGGGTGTACGGCTCCCGATAGTGTAGTAGAGTTTAACGGGGAGCTTATCTTCCTAGCCCCCGATGGTGTACGTCCTATATCAGCTACAGATCGTATTGGCGATATTGAGCTTGCTTCTTTATCAAAACCCATTCAGTCTATCTTTGATTCATACACTGCAAACGAAGACTTAACTACAATTAAAACAGTTGTACTAAAAAAGAAATCTCAGTTTCGTATGTTCTTTCAAGATCAAGAATCATTAGGTCTTATTGGTGGTGTTAGACGTAGCGGTGATGCTGGTAGAGGTTTTGAGTTTTCTCAGATTGTTGGCATAGAAGTTAATCAAGTTGCAAGTGGCTATGTAGATAAAGAAGAGTATGTTATACATGGAGACTCCGCTGGATTTGTATCACGGCAAGAAACAGGCGATGACTTTAATGGTAGTTCTATATTTAGCTACTTTCAAACTCCTTTTATATACATGGAAGACCCCGGTGTTAGAAAAAATGTATATAATATTACTACTTATATGCGGTCAGAGGGCTTAGTTAATATAGCAATGGGTATTGAGTATGACTATGGTGATACGTCTTTAACATTAGCCTCAGACTACGCTATAACTACAGAAGGTGCTGCAGCTTTCTACGATAAAGCTAAGTTCGATTCAGAAGAAATATACGATGGTAATCCTTCACCTATCAGGTCAACAAACGTGTCAGGTTCAGGTAAATCAATATCAATTAAATATGTAACAAATGGAACAGACCCTAGCCACACCATTCAGGCTTTTTCTATTACGTATGGTCTAGGGGACAGGAGATAAAATATGGCAGGTTATTCACGGCAGTCTACTTCAGATATCGTACCTACAGCAGTCGTTAAGGCTGCACCTATTAATGCAGAATACAACAAGCTAAGAGATGCTTTTACTTTTAGTACTTCTGCAACTACAGGTCACAGGCATGATGGTGATAGTGACGAAGGTTCATTTGTACCTTTAATAGCTGACCCAGATGGTTTAAATAAAATAGCTGTTGATACTAGTAATAATAGGCATGGTATTTTTGTTGAAGTAGGTGGCGCTGCAGTAGAACAAATACGTATTTCAGATGGTCTTATAGCCCCTGTTACTGATAATGATGTTGATCTAGGTGGATCAACTTTAGAGTTTAAAGATTTACACCTAGATGGAACTGCTCATATTGACACG